CCTCAGCATCCTTGCTTTCCCTGCAACGCTGCTTCTGATGGGCTTGGTTGAGCGTCTTCTCATGAAGCGTCTTTCCGGCAAGGACGAAGAATCATACAGGCACGGATACTTCAACGGATATGATGACGGTTCCAAGCACATGCCTTACGATTCTTCCATGAAGTAACGCGGCTCTATAAAATTCTGTATTTTCCTCAAATTTTTGTGCATTTTTTCGTGCAACATTCCGGGTTTACATTTTGTCCGCCGCGGCATATACTATAGACACAGCGAAAGCTGCGAATCAAGCCTTTGGAATTGACCCCCCACGATCAGGGGAGTGCCAGATCCAAGGGCTTTTGATCGTTAATGGAGGGGTATTATGTCTAAAACTGCGATTCTCGTTGATGGCGGATTCTTCCGCAAGCGCTCCAAATTCCTTTGGGGTGAGCATTCGCCGGAAGTTACTGCTGACGCTCTGGCTACATACTGCAAGCGGCATCTTCGTGAGCACAATATCCGCCACGACCTGTATCGCATCTTTTACTATGACTGCCCTCCGGTAAACAAACAGGTTTACCATCCGCTTTACAAGCATACCATAAATCTTGGTGCGACCCCGGAATATGCCTGGATGTGCGAATTTCTCGCTTGTCTGAAGACAAAGAGGAAATTCGCGCTTCGCCTCGGCAAACTGGATGACAGCAACACCGTGTACTCGCTCTGCTATGATACCGTCAAAAAACTTTGCTCCGGCACTATTTCGCCCGCCGAATTCACGCCGCAGGACTTTGAGCTTTCCATCCGGCAAAAAGGCGTGGATATGAAAATCGGCATCGACATGGCGTCCCTTTCCTTTAAGCATCAGGTCGACCAGATCGTCCTGATCGCCGGTGACAGTGATTTTGTCCCTGCCTCCAAACTCGCCCGGCGTGAAGGCGTCGATGTCGTTCTCGACCCGCTCGAACAGTCTGTAAAAGACGATCTGTTTGAGCACATCGACGGTCTGCGCTCCTGCGGCAACCCTTTCCCTGTCGAATAATTCCCCGCCGGAACGATTTCCCGTTCCGGCGCTTATTTTATGATGTTCCGCAGGAATCGCAGGATGATTTTCAGCTGATCCAGTGTGGCCCGCTCTAAAATGTTTTCAATCTGTTCCATCGTCTTTTCCATTCCCGTCTCCATTTCTCCACAAAATTCCCGTTCATTTTTTGTTAATCTTTTCCTCTTGTTCGCGCCTCCCGAAAGTTGTAAGATATAGGTAGGCGTCGCCCGCGCCGCTGGCCGAACAACGGCGCGGGCTTTTGCTTGCGCAGGCGACCGGGAGCCGTCTGTATCTGAAGCATGGCATACGCCGGTTGGGTTTGTAAACCTGTCGGTTTGGTTTTCAGCGTAGGTTTTTCTGAAATCTTACTGCCACAGGTGTGGTTTTTATATATGGAGGGATGGTTTTTGTCAGAAAAATTGTGGGAAACATGCCGCGAAGCAAAGGACACCATGCAGCCGCATAAGACGAATCAGGATATCGCTGACGAATCCGGCGTATCCGTCAATGCCGTCAGCCAATTCCTGCGCGGCGAGACTACGAAGCCGTACATTGATACCGTCGGCCCGATTTGCGCATCCCTCGGCGTATCAATGGATGAGCATTTCGGCGTCCTGCCTGCCGAGCCTGCCGAGCCTTCCGAGCCTTCCGATGCTGAAAAACTCCGCGCCGAGACCGCGGCCCTTCGTGCGCAGCTTGCCCAGCAGCAGAAGTCCCTGCACATGCACCGACTTGTGACGCTCATCCTCTTGGGTATTCTTTTGCTGTGCGCCCTTGCGCTTGTGGCCGACGCGCTCATCCCATCGATCGGCTGGATCCGCACATAAATAAAACCGCCCCGGCCCAGCGCCGGAGCGGTATCCGTATAACCTTTTGCTCTTGTGGTGAGAATCTGCCTATGAAATTTACATCTACCTGGAAAATCTCCGACCCGCTCGCGCAGTACATTATTTACCTGCGTAAGTCCCGGAAGGACATGGAGGCCGAAGCTCTCGGCCAGACCGACACGCTCAAGCGGCACCGTGCCGCGCTTTTGTCGCTGTCCGAAAGCCGCGGGCTGAACGTCGTGGAGATCTGCGAGGAAGTCGTGACCGGCGACTCCATTGCCGTCCGGCCGGAGGTGCAGAAGGTCCTGCAGCTCGTCGAGACCGGCAGCTATGCCGGCGTGCTCGTCATGGAGGTCGAGCGTCTGGCGCGCGGCGACACCATCGACCAGGGCATTATTGCCCAGACCTTTAAATATTCCGACACCCGCATCATCACGCCGAACAAGACCTACGACCCGAACAACGAGATGGACGAGGAATACTTTGAGTTCGGCCTCTTTATGTCTCGGCGCGAGTACAACACCATCAAGCGCCGCCTGTCGCGCGGCAAGGAGGCTTCTTTACGCGAGGGCAAGTGGATCTCCGGCAAGACGCCCTTCGGCTGGTCGCGTGAGAAGCTGCCGAATGACAAGGGCTACAAACTCGTCCCGCACCCGGAGCAGGCACCCGTCCTGCAGCAGATCTACAACTGGTACACCGGCGATGGCTGCACGCGCATCGGCGCGAAGGCGATCTCCACGCGGCTGAACAGCCTCGGCGTCCCGACCAACTCCGGCAGCCTCTGGCGCACGGACTCCGTGCTGGATATCCTGCGCAATCCAGCAAATGCGGGCTGGATCAAGTCTGGCGGTCGGCCGGAGACGAAGCGCATTGTCGACGGCGCTGTCGTCGTCAGTCGCCCCCGCACCCGGCAGGAGGATCTGAAACTTTATAAAGGGCTGCACGACGGCCTGATCTCGCAGGAGCAGTACGACAAGGCCGTCGCTCTGAGCTATTCCAGCGCCAGCCCGCGCGGAAAGGGCGCGTGGCAGACCGTGACCAGCCTCGCCGGGCTCATTCGCTGCGACCAGTGCGGCCGCGTGATGGTGCGCCGCCCGTCTTCCGGCGGCCGGCGTGATACGCTCCTTTGTCCCTCCTACGGCTGCACGACCGTCAGCGCGTGGTATGAGGATGTCGAGGGCGCCGTGCTTGACGCGCTGCGCGGCTGGCTGCACGAGCTCGAGGTCGGCAATTCCGAGAACAGCGACGATCATTCGCTTTTGGACGCGCTCGCCGCTTCCATCAGCTCCGACCAGAAGCAGCTTGCCAAGCTGGAGGTGCAGGAGGCCCGCGCATACGAGTTTGTTGAGACCGGCGTTTACACGCCGGAGATCTTCCTTCAGCGTTCTCAGGCGCTCGCCGCAGATAAACAGGTGATCATTTCCCGCATTGAAGAGAACCAGCGTGCGCAGGACGAGATCACACGCGCCAAACAGGCCCGCGCCCGTCTCGCCCCCGCCGTCCGCCATGTGCTCGAAACTTACCCGCTTGCTGCAACGCCGCAGGATAAAAACGATCTGCTCAAAACCGTCCTGCAAAAAGTTCTTTACCACAAGCAATCTAAATCCTATTCCAAAGCAGGCAGCGATATGCGCGTGACGCTATATCCCCTTACCGATTGATTCCGTGCGTTCCACTATACTTCGCTATCTACTATTACACGGTACGCATGAATGCGTACCATTTAAATGTTGATTGCAAGCAAGCAACATTCCCTCTCCAGACCGGAGAGGGAATTTTTTATTTTACCACATGCTCATAGTATTCCATGAGCTTGCGCTCCGGCCCCGGGCCGTCTTTATCGAGCAGAAACGCCTTTGCCAGGGCGGCGTAGAATTCCGGGCGGTTGAGGCCGAACTCTACGGCGACGTGGTAGTAGTCCGAGTACATCATGTTCATGGTCACGCCCCACGCCCAGCGTGGGATATCGGTTTCCTGGACACCCATGCCGTCGGCGATGGCGCTGGTCTGATCCATCGACCAGTGCGGGCCGGTCGTGCCGTCGGCGTTGCGCATGGCTGCCGCCCACTGCATGGCGGTCGTGCGGTCAAACTCGACCGTCTCCGGCTCGTCGTGGTCCTCGAGCTTATCCAGCCGGCACAGCAGATCTGTGACTGCTGCGGCCTGCTCGACCGTACGCATGGACACCGGGCACTCCGCGATCTCCCGCAGCGCGGCGTGGAGTTTGTCTTTATACGCCTGCATGATAGCACCTCATGCGAGCTTGAGCAGCCCCGTGCAAAGCTCGATCACGGAGCCTGCCGCCGTGCTGTCGGTTGTCGCCACGAGCGTGAATGTGTGGTTGACGCAGCAGCAGCACCCGGAGAGTTCCAAGTCCGTCTCCGTGTGGATTTCCGCATTGCCAGAGGCCGGCAGTGTGATCCGTTTGAGTGTGCAGGGCAGTGCGACGCCGTCCATGTACCACTGCAGGGTCAGGACGCCCGCGGCCGTCGCCGCGATGACCGCGTCCGCGGCCAGATGGTACAGGCCGATCTTGACCGTATCATAGCTCTGCGGCTCGACCTGGATGGACGATCCGGAGTTGACGACCTTTGCCCCGGCCAGCGTCAGCACGTTTGCGCTGTCAGCCGCGAGCAGCTGGGGCGAGTTATTAAAATATCGGACGCAGGATTTCTGATACGCCCGGTTTCCATTTCCGCTATTGCAAGCCATTTTTAAAGCTCCTTTCTTTTGGCTTTATTTCAAGGGGCATTATGCCCCGGATAGCTATATCAGGATGGGTCCGCGTCAGCCGCCGCAGCCGCACGGATTGCAGGGCGGGTTCTGGTAGTACCTGCCCAGCTGGCCGAGGATGTACTGCGACTGCATATAGTCGTTGTTCGCGGCGCGGCTCTGTGCGAGTTCGTCGCGCAGGCGCTGGTTCTCCTGCTGCTGCAGGAGCGTTCTGGTCGCCTCGCCCTCGGCGTGGATGGCCGTCTTGATCTCGCACGCGTTGATGCTGGAGTTGTAGTTGACGCCGTCGATCGCGCGGAGAATGTCGCAGCAGCACTTCTGCTGCACAGAGATGCCGCTCTCCGTGACGGACTGCAAATCGCGCAGCTCGCCGAGGATGTTGTAGGCGTTGTCCTTGACGGCGCTTGTGACGTCGTACGCGCCCTGACGCGTTGCGGCCACGCCCTCGTTGTTCTGGCGCTCCAGAGCCGCAAAGTCCGTTGCACGCTGTACGTCGGCCTGCGTCGCCGGGGCACTCTCGCCGCTGCCGCCGAATCCTCTGCCCGCGAAGAGCAGGAAGAACAGCGCGATCAGGATGACAATTCCCCATCCGCCGAAGCCATAATCCTTATCCATGGTTTTCCCTCCTTTCTGGGTGGAATGAAATTTGATAGGCGCTTTCGCGCGGTATCACTTGCCGATCTGGCCGACGAGCTCGCCGACCGTCTTGTTTTTGTTTGCCTCGAACCACGCCTCAAAGCCTGGCTGCGAGGCCAGGAAGCTAAGCACCATCTGCGGGCTCTGCCCCTGCAGCGTCGTCTTCGCTGTCTGCAGCAGACCGTTCAGCAGCTTGTTTCCCCCGCCGTTTCCGCCCATCAGGGCCATAATCGGATTTTGCATTGAGCTTTCCCTCCAGTTCTTCGATTTTCCCGGCCATGCTCTGCAGGCCGGCCGTGATCTGTTTCAGCTGCTCCTGCAGCTGGTTCGCCGCCTTTTCCTCTTCTGTCGGCTCCGGGAAGATCCGGAACCGCGCGATGGTCTTGGCCGCCATGCTGTCCGTGCGGATGTAGTACAGCAGGTTCTCGGTCTCGTGCAGCGCGAGCGCGTTGTCGTTCGGCTGCATCTGCAGGTTGTTGATGCTGGCCTCGCTGGCCACGGTCAGCACGCCGAGCTTCGGCGGCTGCGGCGGCAGCTGCGGGCCCTGCGGCCGCGGCATGGGCTGCAGCTGGATCTGCTGCGCGCCGTCCATCTCCCAGCGGCCCGTGTACGGGTTGTACGCCATGCGGTATCGCCCCTTTCTGCTACCATTCTAGCGTTTCCCCGTCCCCGCTGGGGGGCATTTGTGTACCATCTGTGTACCATTTGTGGGACATGCGGGCATAGAAAAAGCGCCATGAGCCGTTGCTCATGGCGCTTTCTCTTTGTCCGTTTTCCCTACCAGGCGGCGGGCGATATTGTAGATGTGCGGCAGGCGGCGGGAGATGGTTTTGCGGTCGACGCCGATCTCGGCGGCGGCGTCCATCTGCGGGAGCCTGCGCACGATATAAAGCTTCACGATCTGCTGATCGATTTCATCCAATAAGCCCTCGTCAGTGACGCGCTCCCAGTCGCTGCGCGTGAGGTGTTCCAGCTCCTTCGGCAGAGCCAGCCGCGCAGTTATGCTTTCGTCACTCCCTTCGGTCCGCCGTCCAGGCGGAGCTTACTTCATCGCCGCAGCCAGCTTTTTCAGGAGGTCGTCGCCGTATTTGTAATCGGCAAGATACTTGATCGTGCTGTCTGCCAGCCCGGCTTTCGCCTTGATGGTCTCCTTGGCCTCCTCGACGGCCTTGCTGACGGTTTCCGTGTCGTACTCGACCCACGGGAGCTTCCCGTGCTTCTCCCATCTGCGGGCGTTGTACCCGCTCTTGGAGCCGATGTTCAGGACAGCGGTGATCTGTGCGCCGTTCTTCCAGGCAGGCGTGCACTCGACCGCGAGGCCGTCGCCGATGTACATGCCCCAGTGACCGGGCATCCAGAGACCTTCGCCTGGCACGAGCTTGTTCCAGCCGGACGCGGATACGTCCCTGCACTTCGCGATCATGCCGTCGGCGGACACGTCCGGGACAGCGTTCCCGGCGTAGCGCGCGCCGCCGTGGTAGGCGTTCTTGTCGCCCTTCCAGCCCCACAGGATACCCTTTGTGAGGTTCACGCAATCAAAGCCAAAGTAGCCCTTCCCGATCAGGCCGCGGAATCTGGCTTGCTTTGCGGCGTCGTACCAGTCCGGGTACTGGTTCGCCTTTTCCGTGATAATGCCGTTTGTGACGGGAGAGCCGAAGCAGCCCCACATGTAAACGGTCCTGTAATTCTTCGCGACGTCGATGTGCCGCCTGACGAGCTCGGAGGCTTTCATAACGCTCATGCCCGCTCACTCCCGTACAGCTCGTGGTGCAGCTGCAGCACGGCGGCCTCGATCAGCTTGTCGATCGTTTCCACATCAAATTGAATGCCCTTCTCGGCGAGGAAGTTCACAACATACGCCTTTTTCGCCGCGCCGTCCGTCGCGGTGTACAGCTGTTCCGCCGCCTTTACGCCGATCTCAACGTAAGTGCGGAGCGTTTGCAGCTTGTCCGCGTCGATCTTGGTTTTGAGCCACGGGATCAAAAATGCCGAGACGAGCGCACTGATGAGCGCGATCACTGCCGAGATGATCTGTGTGTAGTCCATATGTATGCTCCTTTCAGTCCTTTGTTTCGCTTTCGCTTCTCGTCGCAACCGCGTCAGAGATTGCGAGGTTCGCACGAAGCATTGTATCCTCCAACTTTGTCAGGGCGATACTTCTATTCCTTCCCGCCGGGAGCTGCATGATGAGCGCTTCCGCTTCTTCAAGCTTCCCCCGAATGCTTTCCGACAGGTGTTTATCCATCGGTTCAAAATTCACTCGCTTATACATATTGTGTACCCCTTTCGTTATTCTACCGGATCATTCTTTTTCGCAAAAACCCGCTTGAAGGCAAGCAGGCCAAGCTCTGTGATGGTTGCCCAGCCGGTAAAGCCGAGTACGTCGGACAGGTCGACCGACGCGCCGAGCTCCGGGCTGCGGATGACTGCAATAAGGACGGCGACGGTTTTCAGAGCGCAGGCCCAGACAATTACCGTCGTGATGAGCTGGAGCAGATACACAACAATGGTTCGCGCCATTTCGCCCTTGCTCCACTTGCCCTTCGTCCGCATATCAGCCCAGCCCCGCGTGGGCCAGCGCCCAGCCGACGAGGCCCGCGACAATGGCCGTCACGACCGCCGCGACGATGGCGTCCCAGCGTTTTCCGGGCTTCTCCGTCAGGGCCTTAACGTCGGTCTTGATCTCCCGGACGTCGGATTCGACGTTCTCCTGCTTGGTCGCCAGCACCTTGACGCTGGCTGTGAGTTCTGTGAGGTTTTTGAGGTCGGACTGCATTTCGTCAATGCGGTGCGAGTTGCTTTTCGCCCGCTGCTCCACCTCGGTCACGCGCTCTTCTGTTGTCATTGGTTTTCTCCCTTCTGTTTGTTTTATAAATAATACGATCTCCTCCTTAAAAGCAGAATGCGAAACTCACGCCGTACAGATTTGTAATATCGCCGCCGTTTGTGCCGCCCTGCTGTCCGACAAAGCCGAAGCCGCCTGCGCCTGCAAAGTTCTGCGACCGCTGCCACCACAGCGCGGGAGCGCTGTTCATCGCCTTCTTTGTGCTTCCGCCGGACGTATAATAGCTGTACTGCGTTCCTTCGCCCGCAGCGGAAATCGTCCGGCTGCCGAAAATCTCAATTTCCGAGAGCAGAAACAGTTTATCCGCCGAAGTTACAATAGAAGATGCTGTTGCTGCGCTCTTTTTGCTGACCTCCCGGACGCCGTTTTTAACGTTCTCCGGCATAAGCGCCAGAATGGACGGCAGATACTCTGTCCGCATTTTACTGCTCTTCCAGCCGCCCACGACCGTTTCTGTGTCATTCATGCCGTACCCCGTACCGTAGCAGTCATGTAACTGGAACGTCAGCGGAGCCTTGCCGGAGCCGTCTGCATAATCATCATGGCTCTTGCCGATGATATCGACCTGATAATCTACACCGCCGATCGTCATGGGCATGCTGTCGCCTACGACCCATGTGGAGGGCACGGTTCCTCTGCGGCAGGCCGTTACAACGCCTGCCCAGGAGTTGTTTGCAAAAACCGGATCGACCGAAAACAGCGACATGCTCTGCGTTCCGATCACGATGCTCTGCGTGTCGCTCAGTCCGTTTGCTGTTGACGTTACGCTCCATTCTCCCGCCTCCGGGATTTCCAGCGTGCATGTTCCATCTGTGTCGGCAGTTCCGCTGACTGTTTTTGAGCCTTTTATCGCTGTGACAGCCGCCCCCGCAGAGGTGGTCACGACCAACTTCGGCGTGACGCCGGTCTGAATTGCCTGAATCGCGGAAACGAACCCTGCCGGATAGACCAGCTGCGCGGACGTGCCGCCTTTGGTGCGGATCGCGTCGGCAACTGCAGTCAGATTATCCGTGTCCGTCATACATCGTGACATCAGTAAGACCCTCCTTCCGCATCCGGCACCGTGACGGCGCTCCACGCCCCGTTCGCAACGCACATAAACTTCCCATTATCGGCCGCTGTGACGCTCGGCAGGAATTTCTCGCTGCCGGATAGCGTATACCGTGTACCCCAGTAGCCTTCTGCATTGCCATCCGAGTCAATATGGACGTAACAAATCATCAATTCTTCCGGTGCGTCGCCCTGCGTCGTCTTTGTCGATGCAAAATTGACATACCCAAACGCTTCATCCACTTCCGCAAGCGGAAGAAGCAGGCGGTTCGTATTGTCTTCCCCAAAGAGTTTCACTCTTGCATAACACGCTTTTCCAGCCTTATAAGCTGCAACGATTTCATCATATGTCTTGGCGTGCGTGACGCTTTGATCATAAGTGTCCTTGGCATGAATACCGCAGCCGACATAGAACAACTCCGAACCCGGTCCCGCTTCCCCTGCAGGCCCCTTGATATTCACACTGGCCGGATTTTCCTTCCCGCCGTCATTCGTCCAGCTGAGAACGCCGTCTGTGGATACGGAGGGCGTAAAGGTCGCGCCGTCCTGTCCCGGAGCGCCGTCTGCACCTGCCGGACCCTGTGCGCCGTCCTGACCGTCCGTACCGTCCCGTCCCGGCGTTCCGTCCGCGCCGGGCTCGCCCTTGTCGCCTTTTTCGCCTTTGTCTCCCTTTTCTCCTTTTTCGCCGCGCGAAGGCTTTCCCGTGTCAGTCGTCCCGAGATACCAGTTTCCGTTTTCGCCGATGCTCGGGGTTATGCCGTCCGTTCCGCTGGCGCCCGCCGGGCCGGTGTCGCCCGGTTCGCCCTTCGGCCCCTGTTCGCCCGGCGCGCCGGTCTCGCCTTTGGGCCCCCTCTCGCCGGGGTCGCCCTTTGCGCCGTCTGCTCCGGGATCGCCCTTCGCACCTGGATCTCCCTTGTCGCCCTTCTCGCCGCGCGAAGGCTTTCCCGTGTCAGTCGTCCCGAGATACCAGTTTCCGTTCTCTCCGATGCTCGGGGTTATGCCGTCCGTTCCGCTTGCGCCCGCCGGGCCGGTGTCGCCCGGTTCGCCCTTCGGCCCCTGTTCGCCCGGATCTCCCTTGTCGCCCTTTGCGCCCTGCAGCGGTCCGTTGTTGACCCACGCCTTCGTCACGCCGTCGTAGATGTAAATGTCATACGGTGCAGCCGCGCCCACGCCGTAGGCGTCTCCGACCTCCGGATTCTTGACTGACGCCTGCAGCGCGGAGACCGAGCCGTAATAGCCCTTGACCACAAATCCGGAGCCAGTGTCTCCCTTCGGCCCCTGTGGACCTGCCGGGCCCTGTGGGCCGGTCTTCCCCTGCGGGCCGGTTTCTCCCTGCGGGCCAGTCGCGCCCGTGTTGCCCTTCTCGCCTTTCTCTCCCTTTTCGCCGGGTTCCCCCTTCGGGCCAGTGTCGCCGGTCGCGCCCTTCGGGCCTTCCGCGCCGATCGCGCCGGTGTCGCCCTTCGGCCCCTGCTCGCCCTGCGGGCCTGTCTCGCCCTTTGGCCCCTGCGAGCCGGGCTCCCCCTTCGGGCCCTGTGCGCCGGTGTCACCCTTCGCGCCCGTGTCGCCCTTCTCGCCCTTGACGGTCTCGACGTCAAAATCAAATTCCTTGCCGTCCGACAGCGTCATCGTGTATGTCGCCGTCGTCCCGCTCTGCGATTTCTTCGTGAGCGACACAACGCTCGCGCCTGCCGCTCCGGTGTCGCCCTTCGCGCCCTGCGGCCCTGTCTGCCCCTGCGGGCCGGTCGCGCCGGTCTCACCCTTCGGCCCCTGCGGGCCCATGACCGAGCCAAGATCGATCGTGCTGCCGTCCGTCAGCGTGAAAATCAGCTTCCCCGCGTCCGTGACCTCCACGGCCTTCACCCCGCGGGAGATCAGCCCTCCGATCGTCACCGTGATCTGATTCGGAATCTCTACCCTCATACCTGCTCCTTACTCCACGAACGCCCGGTTCCTGCTCGCCAGCGTCGTCTTGTCGCCGTGCGTGTACCGGATATCGTAGGTGTACTTTCCCTTCGTGAATTTTGCCGTGACCGTCGCGTCGAAGTTCAGCGTGACCTGGTCATTCTCCACCTTCGCAAAGCTGAACGTGTGGACGGTCTGCCGCGTATCGTCCAGAAACACGATCGCCATGCTGTCCGTCGTCCCGATCGTGACGGCCTCGCCGTCCTGGTCCTTCAGGTCGAACCGCAGCACGATCGAGAATGTGTCTCCCTCGTACCACCGCAGTACCCCTTTGTCGATCCTCGGGCTCGGATAAGCCCCCGGAATTGGCGTCGCCATGCCGCATCCCTCCTTTTCATCCAGTGTAGCAGACCCCCGCGCCGGATTCACCCCACGCCGCGAAGCAAAGGCCGGGGCATCTGCCCCGGCCTGCGGTTACTTGTACGGATTGTTTTCTTCTTTCCAGCTCGTCCCCATGGCCGCCCAGAGCGCGGCTTTCTGCGCCTTTGTCAGGTTCAGCCCATCCAGCACGGTCTGGATCCGTTCCTGCGAAACTGTCTGCGTTCCGAACTGCTTGAAGTACGTCTGCTTGTACTGCATGTAGGCGTCATAGCCGACGCCGTCCGCTGCCAGCGCGTCCATCTTCGCCTGCTCCTCGTCAGACGCCATGACAGAATAATAATATGCCGTCTTCGCGTTCTGTGGGATGTCGTAGGCGTACAGCATGGCGAGCTTTGCATTCTTGTCCTCGACCTTCTTCATGGCGGTCACGAATGCGTAGCTTTCTCTCTGGTCGGTTCCGCCCTCTGTCATGCCCTGATAGGCGGCAGTCTCCTTCGCGGACAGCGACTTGAACCCGCTCTCCACCCAGCTCTGTGCCTCTTCCGTCGCCGTCTTGCCAAACAGCAGCGCCTGCGCCCAGCTCTTGGCCCGGTCAGCAGGATTGTCGTTATACACTGGATACTGTAAGATGTCGCGTCCCTCGTTGTCTACCGTATAGCTGCCGCCGCGAGCCGCCGCCGTCGCGCCCTGATACGCCTTGCGGATCTGCCCGCCTCCGAACGGCGTCGCCAGATACAGGCCCGGTTTGATAAGCTCATCTGTAATCGTCTTTGCTTTCTTTGCGGGTGCCATATCCTCATTACTGGCCCAGATTGCTTTTCTGAGTTTCCCGATGTCCGGAAGCGCAGAGGCAACTGCGATTCTGCCATTGTCTATTTCAATCCCCATTGCCTCATCCAGTCCGAGGATCGTCAGCGCCTGTGTGCTCGGGGCCTCACTCAGAACGCGCCCCCATACGCCCGCAATCGCTTTATCTGTCGTCTGTTTCTCCGTCGTAAAATCGATTTTCTCACCCTTCGCAGCTCCGATCCCGGCCAGAACCATGTTCGGGATATGGTATCCGGTGAAATCTCCGACCGTATCGTTGATGATATCCAGCGGATCCAGCGCCGGGCGGCGGCCCACAATGCTTTCGTAGAACTCATTGTAGATCCACGCGCCGATGAGGAATTTGAACATGGCCTTTGCCAGTGCCGCCACGCCCTTCTTCCGCTCCTCCTGCGCCATATCCTTGAAGATCCAGCTCAGTTCGTTGTTGACCTCCAGCTGGAACTGCGTGAACAGCTTCACCAGCGGGTTCCGCGCAGAGTACAGCGTCGGCGTCGAGCCTTTGCTGCGGTCTGCCATGACGCCGGATGCAAACTGGTCCGCCTCCTGCATCGCGCTCATCTCGCTCATGCCCCGCCGCAGATTCTGGTAATACCGCGCACGGACGACGCTCCCCGTCGTAAACGTGTCGATGGATTCCATCATCCGTCCTGCACCGGCGGAGACTTTATCCATCGTGCTCATGGCCAGCCGCCCGTAGCCGCTGCGGTTGTTGATGAACGTCGACGCAGAATCCAGCCCGTCCGCCGTCTTGTAGTTTTTCAGCGTATCCCACATGCCGCGCAGCACGTCCGCCGTCGACACCTGGCTCCATGCCTGCGTGATCGGAATGAAGTTTGTGAGCGCCGAACCCACGTTGGCCGCGACCATGTTCGCGCCCACGCGGGACTCAAACTTCTTCATGACGTTGTAGAACTTTCGCCCCATGAGCTTTTCCATGCCCCGGTCGAGCCGCGACTTCTTTCCCGCCAGAAGGTTTGTGTATTCGTCCAGCTCATCCACGAAGTTGGAAAGCCCATACCGTCCGTTCTTCGTCAGGTTTGCAACCTGCTCGTTGGCCTCATCCGGATTCAGGAACGGATTCATCATGATCGCATCGATTCGCTGCTTCAGTCCCTCATCTGACGCCCGATACCGGATCTGCGTCGCCAGCGCCCGCAGCCGCTGAATGTCCGCCGTGTGGAAGATCACGTCCGTTGCGACCTCGATATACCGGTCAAAGCCCTGCAGCGCGTCATACGCCGTCGCGTAGCCGAGTCGGTTCTGGATATTCGCCATGTACCGGATGCCGGGTTTGAAGTTTGCCGTGAGTCCGTTGATCGTCGCAGGCAGCGGCGACACATCGCCCTCGATCCCGGCCGCCCTTGCGAACTTCTGCAGAATGCTGCCGCCTTCCTCGTTCTCCTGGAAGTGTGGGAAATATCCCTGCAGATAATTGACCGGCTCATAGCCATTCTCAATGCGCACCCGGTTCATATCCTGGAACAGCTTGTCGTAGACCTCATGGAAAATCTTCACGGCTGCCCGCACCTTGCCGAGATCCAGATTCGGGTTTTGCTTCTCGAATTCCTGAATCGCCGCGTTCCACTCGTCAAACGTCATCCCCCCGCGCCTTTCGACACGCGGGTGCTGTTTGAGATAGTCCCGGTTGAATTCCGCCTCGCCCAGCCACTGCACCGCATAGCTCTCGGATACCAGATTTCCCTTCCGTACCTGCCGGTCGAGTCCCAGCGCCCGGATCCTGTCCTGCTGCTCGACCAGATAATTCTTGCGCTTGCTTTCGTTTTCGTGTACGGGCCAGAAATACTTGTTGATAAAAGCATTGGCCTTTTCGTCAGAGACCTTTCCCTTCCGCGCGATATCCCGGATGTTCCGCTCCATCGTCTCACGCTGATATCGGATCCCCATGGTCTTGTCGACCCACTTGACGGCCTCGGCTTCCGTCAGCGCCTGCTCGGCAAAGTCCCGCAGCCCCTGCTTGCGCTGCGCGTTCCATGCCTTGAGCTTCAGCGCCAGCATATCATAGTCAGCCTTTGCCTCGTAGACCTTCAGGATCTGCTGCCCGTTTTCCAGCCCTGCCACATAATCCGGGCTTGTCTCCCCGCGCAGCAGCCGGTTCACGATCTTCTGGTCGGCTTCCGTCAGCAGCGTCTTGCTTTGCGCTTTCTCGACCACTCGCCTTGCGTCCTTCAGCTGCGCCCACATCTGCTTTGTTTCTTCCGCTGTCTGCGGAATAGCAAGCTTTTCTTTGGCCTTGTTCTGCGCGTCCAGATACCGCTGTGCCACGCGCAGCCCGCTCGTCAGCCGGTCAATGGATTCCGTGAAATTCGCCTGCTGCCACTTCTTGAAGCTCGCCGCCTGCGGCCCGTAGTATTCGTCCAGCGTCTTCTGCACCTTCTGAATGCCGCGCGCCACGTCGTAGATCTTCATCAGCTGGTCGCTCGGCGCGGTAATGTCTGCTGGGAACAGCTCCGGTGCCATTTCCCGAAGCTGCTGATACGCCACGTCCACCGGCAATCCGTCCTTGCTGATCGTCAGCGTCCCCATGGCCGCCTTCCGGAACAGATTGTAGTCCGCAATATCCTGCCGGTCTGTCTCGGAGATCGAGATCTTCTGATCCCGGATGAACTTCTTGAGGTCTCCGTATTGCTCGATGTACTGCGTATCTTCTTCGATGCCCGCCTGATAAGCCGTTTCAAAGAGATCATTCAGCTTCGCCCGGTCAAGCTGCCCGTCCGTAAAGAACGACCGCAGCGCCTCCTCTGCCATCGGCCGCAGGACCTCCCGCTTCTCCTGCCCCGGCACGCTCAGATTTTCCGCCAGCTCGTTCACCAGCCCGGACTCCAGCCGCCGCACATACTGTGCCGCCTTCTCCCCCATCAGATCCCGATACCGCCCGTCCTGCGAAGAATACCGGATATCCGGGTTTGTTAGGCTGAAACTTCCGTTGTTTGCAACCGCGGACTTCACCTGCGCAGAATCAAACACAGCCCATGCCTTCACGCCGTTCTCAACCGCCTGAACCCCGTCGTATCCATGCCGTTTCAGCATCTCTACCATCCCCGGCGTATTTATCACCTGCCACATGAGCTCCGGCTTCCCCGCCTGTTCCCATACGGCTTGCAGTTCGCTAGGTCTGATCTGTAGCCGCTTCGCAAGATCCACATAATTCCCGCTGTATCCGCCGTCAGTGTTTCCAATATCCGCCGGATTCTCCACGCGAATATATGCCGGGATAATACGATCGACGTTCCCTGCGTAGATCGATGCCTCCGGCAGAATTCGCTCAACGCTACGCGTCGCAGTGGAGTATTCTTCCGCGTACTTGATGTTTGCAGTCAGCCAGATCGGTTTCCCGCCTACATCAAACTTTGTAAATTTCGCTCCGGCACCGTGGAACACCAGCAGTGGCTCGCCTGTCATGTTCGTTGCCTTGCTGTCTGCGAACCAATCCCGGAACGCTGCCGTCTGCGTCTTCTCCCGCTCATCAATCAGTTTCTGCATGAGCCTCGGATTCCGCAGGAAAACGGCGTCCTTAAACACACCGCGCCCGCTCCCATCGTCCAGCATCGCAGATACGGTCTCAAGGTTCTGTTTATCCCGCTCCGACGCCTGCCGCGCGCTGGCAGAGAATTTCCTCTTTGCCGTCTCTGCGGTAGTTCCAACACTTACAACATCTGAAAATTTTTCTCCGCGCAGGTTGACACTTTTGCCCTCATAGGATATACTACCTATAGAACCACTCCGCAGAAGGGACATGGGCATTTTGAAGCCCATGCCGCGAAGAAGCGGGATGGTTCTTTTTTCGTCTGCAAACAGAATGAAACTTCGCTTTATGAAGTTTTCCGGCGCCACGTCCTTCGAGTACGCGCTGGATACCTTCTGCATATCGTCAATCAGCAGACCATTTTCTGTTGGCCGCAGATCGAGAACACACATAATGTTCCGTCCGTCCTGCGCCTTTATCGCACCGAACATCACGAGACGGCTGTTTCCATACTGGCTTCTCGCATTGTTTTTGCTTTTCAGAATCAGAACCGGATCGTCCAGAATCTCCGGGATCCGCTGGATCTCGCGGATCGTCATTTCCGAATGCTCCTTCAGAATGGTGCTGATCTTCTCGCCGTTCATATAAATATCGCTTTCGATTGCCCCCAACCCTTGCAGCGTCGCGCCGGTCTCACCCAGCACAAAGGACGTGCCCTCCGGCATCCCGGACTTGTACCATGCCGCCACTCTGCTTTTGAAATCCTGTGCAATCGACATTTTCGCCGGTGGCGCTCTCGCGCTGCCGGATTTTTTCTGCCACTGGCCGACCTCCATCTTCACGTCCGCGCGCAGCTTGTTCGTGCCGTAGTCCGTGCGGTTCATGCCGGCGTAGGTATCCGCGATGATCTCCTCGACGTAGGCGTCCGTGTCGTCGCCGTAGATCCCGGCGTAGGCGTCCACGTAGCTCTCGATCATCTCCTTTGTGATCTTGCCCTCGCCCAGCAGCCGCTTCTGGATCTTCGCCGCCATCTCCGGCCAGCGCTTGACAAGCAGGTGATATCCCTCGTGCTTCGCCAGCTCGAACGCAGAATACTCCTCGCTGTCCGCCCGGATGAGCACGGAGCCATCCTCCGTCACGGCGGCATCCGCATAAAACGTCTGCCCATCGATCTCCTGCGTCAGCTGCCCGGTGAAGAATCGCGCATTCTGTACGCCCATCGACCGGAAGAACTTTTCCGCCGCCTGGATATCCTCGCTTCTTCCCTCCTGCCCCTTCGGCATGACGCGCACTTTTTGCGCGTTGTTCTCTCCGAAACCGAGCTCCGAAAGCGTTACTTCATCCCAAGCCTTTGCGAGATCTCTTGCACCCTCCGCTCTCTTTCTTCCGGTGTCAGCTCTTTGCCGCTGCGCTGTGCTTTGGCGAACGCCTCCAGTCTGTCCTTCGGCACGCTGACCAGCCTGCCCGATTTGTCCTTCATCAGTAACCTCGATACTGCCATTGCCTGCTCCTTTCTGCCCTGCGGCAAGGCCCGCTCGATAGGCGGCTGCCGCCACGTCCTGATTCATACCCTCTGCGTAGCGCATGGCCCGCTGCTCGCTCGCGCCGAGCCTGCCCTGCTCATAGACCTGTCCGAAGCTCTGCGCATACTGCTCCGCCGGCATCCCCGTCGTGTTGCCGTTCAGGAAATACGACGCTGTTATCTCGTCATAGCCCGCTCTCCGGGCCTGCTCCTGCAAATACTGTTCTTCCTGCTGCGCAGCCGCTTCGTCCAGCTCCTGCTCCGCGCCCGCCGTCTGCTGCCGGGCATACTGCTCCATGTCCAGCTCGCCCATATTCTCTGTCCCCGGAATGGGCGCAAGCAAGCTGTCCTGATCGTACTGCTGCTGCGCCGCCCGCTGCGCCTGCTGAACGGCCTGTACAGACTGTTGTGCGCGGCTCTGTTCCTGCTCCTGCTGATATTGCTGTGCAAGCCTCTGGTTTTCCTGTGCCGTCTCCGCAGCGCTCTTGTAGATCTGGAATGTCTTCTCGTCCGCCCCGGCCTGCGCCTGCTCCTGCCGGGCCTGTTCCTGCAGCTGCTCGAGCCGGGTCAGCGTCTCCGGCACGCGCGGCTCCTGCCCTTCGTCCACGGCCGCCTGCTGCTCCTTCGCCACCTCACGCAGCGTGTTCTCCACGGCCTTCTGCGTCACCTCGCCGCCATCGTCCACGGTCTGCTGCAGTTCCTCGGCCAGCTGGTGCGCCTTCGTGCCCTCTTCCTGCGCCATGCCATAGTCGATGACGTCCTGCACTTCGCCCGCCTCGATGACTGCTCTGGCCGTCTGCGTTACGTTTGCTTCCAAAATCACGCGGTTCACGCCCGCATACGTCCCGGACATGGCAAGGCCGGACAGGCCGCCCGCAAGGAACGAAAGGCTGTCTTCTTTTGCGAAGTCTCCAACCATCGCCGCCAGCGCCTGCGCAGGCGTCTTGCCGTCCGCAATGTAAGCCGCGTAGGCAGACATGACCTCACCCCGGTCATGCTTCGCTACCACATCATACGCGCGGTTGAGCCAGTTGGACGCGATTTCTTCCGCGCCTTCCGACGCAAACGACCGCAGCGCCTTCTTCCACACGGCCTTTCCGCTCAGCATGTTCTCGATGATATCGCCCACGGAGTATTTTTCCGTAATGCCCTCGATTGCGCCCTCGACAATGCCGTCGATCAAGGCTTCCTGATTGGACTTCCCGTTCTGGATCCCCTCATACACGGAGTCTGCCGCAACCTGCGAGCCCATCACCCAGTTCATCGTCTCCGCGACCGCGTCCTTCGCCCCCGCACCGGCCACGCCGCCGAAGGTTCCCACGAGCCCCGTCGAGACCGCCATGTTGACCGCGCTGTCCAGTGCCGACGTGCCTGCCTGATACAAAAACTGCCATCCCGGATCCATGTTCTGCATGACGCTCCCCCGGATCCCGGAAGACAGCCGCGTCGCGTTGTATGCGGGGCTGTATACGTTCGTCGGCATATCCTCGTTCTGATATCCGCCCGCCCAGCTTGGCAGCACGCCGCGCAGCGATTCCAGATTGCCCAGCGCCTTCCCCGGTGCCAGCGCCGCAGAGAACAGCGTGCCGCCCACCGGCGACCGCTGTCCGATCTCCTGTGCCGCCGCATCGAGCTTCTGCGCGTTCTCATAGTCGTCGAGCACCTTCTGCCATTCCGCGAGCTGCTTCAGCTTCTCGTCGTCATAGCCCTTCTCGTTCAGTGCCTTCTTCGCGTCGTATTTTGCATACGCCCGCACCTGATACCCGTTCAGTTCCTTCCCGCGGTACTGCCGGAGCAGATTCTGGTCTTCCTCGCTCAGGTCTCCGATCGCCTCCTGCGCCCTGGCCAGCACGCTCTGGCTGTCGACCTGTGCCTTTCGTTTCTGCAGCGCGTCGATCTCGTTCTGCAGCTGCGTCACGCTCTTTCCGTTCTCAGACAGACCCGTCCCGGAAAAATGCGTGTCCGCCTGCTCGACCTCGCGGTTGTAAATCTCTCCTTCAAGCAGCTTCGACGTCCGCCGCATCCCGCGCACCTGGTCCCGCTCCACGGTCTTCATCGCCCGTGCCCGCGCGATTGCCTTGTTTACATCATCCTTCTGGCTTTTGACTGATGGGCGGAACGTCAGCGCCGCGCTCTGCTGCTGCAGTGCCATCAGCCCAAGCTGCCGCCCCTGCGCCGCCTCCACGCCGCGCAGGTAATTCTGGTATGAGCCATACTGTGTCTGCATCGCGGAAGACCGGCTGTATTCCTGCTGCGATACCTTCCCGCTGATTGCCGCCCCCGCACTCTCCGCCTTTTTCTGCCCGCTCTCGCCATCTCTGGAATAAAGCTGCACAGCGGCGCGATACGCCTCAAACGCCGCCTGCCGTCTGCGCATTTCCTCGTTCCCGTTCTGTACACCCGCTACAAAATCCGTCCGGTTCATAAGACCGCCGGAAGAACCAGCCGCTTTCGACTGGTTCTTCTCGATGCCGTTCATAAATTTCTTCTTCGAGATAAGGCTCATTCCGTCCTCCTTATTTCCTGCTCTTTGAGACCTTCGCCTGCTTATAGCTGACGCCGCTGTCGATCTTCTGCCCCGTGCGCTCCCAGATCAGATTCGCAAGGTTGTTCCACTGCTGCTTACTCATCTGGCTTCTCGCATTCACGGCTTCGTCATAGGCCCGCTCCGTCTTTCCCTGCGCCAGCAGCGTCGAGATCGTCTGCATCACGCCCCTGTAGCTCGCATCCAGCATCGCCACATTTTCTTCCCGGTTCCCGTATCCGTTAATGAGGTTCAGCCCCGCAGAGCTGCTTCCTCCGCCGCCACCGCCGCCGGAGCCCTTCGCTGCCGCCTGCTCCGCCGCCAGCGCCTGCAGGTAGGCAGCGTTTTCGTTGTTGGCCTTCTGCGCCCAGTAGTTCAGCATCGTCTCCCACTGGCTCTGGTCCAGCGACCGCTCCGAGTTGTACGCGCTCCGCGCATCCGAAAGATCCGAATAATAATCGCTGACCGTATCCCGGTACCGGCCGTAGTCCGTGTCTTCCCGGCCCTTCACGAGGCTGTACTGGTTATAAAGGTCCGTCCCCTCATCCTGATACCGCTGGTATGCCTGCTGCTGCAGCTGCGGCACGATGTCGTTGAGGTTCTGCAGATACGCATTGTATGCCTGCTGGCCCACCTGCTCACCGTAGGTTGAGCCATAGCCGCCCGTGAGTGCCGCCGCCTGCCCCATCGTGTCCTGCATGGCAAGCCGCCCGAGACGCTGATACTGCTCTCGGTACTGCTGGTACAGAGGATCCGTCCCCATGTCATAGCTGAATTTCTTCCGGTTCCGGATCTGGTCATACAGGCTCGTCAGCTCATCGTCCCAGCGCGACTGATACGCGCCCGGCTTGCTGGCCTTTACCTGCTCCAGATACGCCTGCGCCGCCTGCACGCTGCCCGACGGCATATAGCCTCCCTCCAGTCCGTTCAGCTTGCTTCTCGTGTAGTCCGAAACACCGGACATGGTGTAGGGGCTGTTCCGGGTCTGGTAGCTTCCGCCATAGTTGCGCGTCGTCTGGTTCTTGTTTACCAGCTGCGACTGGTAGCTGCCGTCCGCGTTCACGCCCGTGATGCGGTACGTGCCGCCGCCGGTCACGACCTCGTCGCCGGCCGAAAGCCCCGCCGGTGCCCTGCCGCCCGACTCTACTCGATATACGCTCATAGTCTCACCGCCTTAAAGCTTGAAGTGTGTCGCGTACTGCTTCGGCATGTACGCCTGGTTGTAGGCGTTGAAATACCCCTGATAGTAGCTGTTGTATTTCGCCGCCTCGTTTGCATACTTCGTCGTCTCCCCGTTGGCGTCGCAGATCTTCATCCCCAGATACCAGCGGTAAATTTCATCATACGGCCACGGGATCAGCAGCTCCGTTTCCAGAGCCACGTCCTCCCCATAGCCCGTGAACGGCTCCGGTTCCTTCTCGTGCTCGTGCGTACAGATGATATCCCGGTACACGATCCCGTCCAGCTCCGACAGCCACCGGACCTTATCCGGCGTCTCGTACTGGTTCGGCAGTAACCGGTCGACCGTCTCGATTGCTTCTCTGATTTTCATAGTCCCCTCCTTACCAAAAGAAGGGGCATTTCTGCCCCTTCCTCTGCTTCATGCCGTCATGGGCATTTACTTGTCAGTTGTCCGCCTGCGCGCGGCGGAAGGCTTCCTCCTCCGCCATCCGCGCGTTCATCAGAACCTCATACACCGGCAGCGGGACCTGCACGTCCTTGCCCTTCGGCACCATGAACGTCCGTCCGTTTACCGCCACAAAGCGGCTCTGCTCCTCGTTCTCCTGCCCGCGGGGCAGATAGATCGTCTTCATGACGTCCCACACGTCTTCCGGGTTTGCCTGTGCAGCCGCCGCAGCGGTCTTCTCAGTTGCCATTGTATGTGCTCCTTTCTCAGTTGGCTTCGTCCGTACCGGAGTATGCGCTGCAGCTCTCCACGCGGACCATGCGGTCCTCGTACAGCAGCTTCGCCGCCATCTCGGCCTTGTAGCCGACGGTCGAGAACTGGTTCAGCGGGCCGCCGATCTCGTCCTTGCCCTTGACGATCATCTCAAGATTGCCGCCCTCCGGGTCGATCATCTTGTATGCGTCCTTTCCGAGGAACAGCGTCGCGTACACACTGTAGTAGACCGCCGTTCCTCCGTCAGACGCTGCCGTCTTGACCGGGCAGGTCGAGTTGTTGAAGATCTTCGCCTCCGTCGTCTCGACAAACCGGACGCCGTGCAGCTCGCCGATCTCACCCGAGAACAGCGGCGTGACGTCTGCATACTTGTGCGCCTCGACCCATGCGTCCGAGGACCGCAGGTCGTATGCGACCGACGGGTGGATGATGGCGACGTACTTGCCGTCGATCTTCGGAGCCTTCATCTTCTTCAGCGTCGTCACGGCCTTGTTGACCTCGTCCGGCGTCAGCTTCGCCGTCAGGTCGAGGCCTGCACGGCTGGTGACTGCCGTATGCGCGCCGCCCGCTGCGACCTTGTCGCAGTACTGCACGTTCGAGCCTGCCACGACCGCGTCGCGCACGCGCTTGTCGATGGACGTACCCGCGGAAGCGCCGAGCTCTTCGGTCGCGCCCAGGATGACGTTGTCCAGCGCATGCAGCTCCAGCTGATCCGAGACCGTCACATACAGGCCGATCTGCTTGATCGCGCCGGTCGTGCTGGTCTGGCCCATCTTCTGGCCGGTCGGGATGACGCCTTCGGTCAGCTCCTCCGCGTCCTTCAGCGTGTTCCACTTGCGCCACTCGACGGTCTTTCCGTGGTTGCGCGGCAGCGCCTGACGGCCTGCCAGCTGCGCATGCACGAGGTTCGGCCGTGCGTTCTCGAGCAGCTGCGTGTCGTAGAACGTCTTCATGGTCGGCGCGAGCGTGTCGTTGCCGCTGAATGCGGTCGTCTGACCGGTGCCTGCGTTTACATAGTTGCCGGTCGCGTTGACGAGCGTACCGGCGTCAGCAAAAAACTGAAATCCGACTTTGGATTTAAACATAGCTTCTTATCTCCTTTCTCAGGGGATCACTCGTTCCCCTCTTGCCGCGCGGCGGCGCATGTCCTCCACCTCCGCGCGTGACCAGTGTGTTTTCATCGGGACGTTCTCTCCGCCCGCAGCGCCGGAGCCGATCTCCTGTGGCCTTGCGCCCTGTGCCTGGATGGTCCGCATGACGTTCTCCCGCGCCTGGTTCGCCACCAGCTGCGCCTGTGCCTGTGCGATCTCCTGCTGATGGATGACCTCATAGGCCGTCTTCGGCGGCACGCCCGCGCCCATGAGCCGTGCAAAATCCGGGTTCTGCATCTCGGTCTCAAAGTCCGCGCCGTACCGCGCCGTCACATCCCGGGCAAAGTCTGCCTGGATCCCGGCGAAGGCTTCTCGCATCTGGTACTCCTGCAGCTGTCGCCGCATAGCCGTATTCTCGGCCCTGCCGGCGTACTCCTTTTTGAGGGCGTCCGCCGACATGCCCTTTTCCATGGCCTCTGCGCTATAAAGCCGCTCGTCAGCGGAAAAGCGCTGTGCCAGCGCCGCAAAGTCCGTCTTTCGCGGATCCGACGTGTCGATCCCATAGAGCGCGCCAAGCTGGTCAATGATCGGAGCCATGGCCTCCGCCTGCCCCTTGTACTGGTTCAGCCCGCGCACCCGCTGCTTGACAACCCTTTGCACAGCAGAGTCAAAGTCCTTCTTGAATCTTCCCTGAATCAGGCTGTCAAACGTTTCTTCCTGCTGCGTACCCTGTCCCTGAGCGTCGGGGACGTTGACCGGCTGCTGCTGCACCTGCGCCTGTGCGGCTGCCTCCTGCCCGCTCTGCTGACCGGCGGCTTCAGCTGCGTTCGTCTGAACGCTTACGCCCGTGAATTCGCCTTCCATGCTATAAATTCCTTTCTGGCGTTTATTCTAAAATCATCGTAGCACAAACTTTTCCCAACTTCACCCCACGCCAGTCAGAAATAATCCCGCCGGAACGGGCCGCTGCAAGCGGCGGCTCTTATCCTCTGAGATCATTTCTTCCTTTCCGATGCGCAAGCCGAGCTTGTGCGTCGGTTCTTATCCTGGCTGCGTGCTTTCTTCCGACTTTTTGCGCGCATTCTCCACGATCTTCGGCTCCTGCGTCTCGCCGGTGTTGATCTCCGGCTTCTCCGCTGCCTCGGCGCTCGCCTGCGGGACTGCCTGTCCGCCCTCCTGCAGGATCTGCTGTGCCAGCCCCTCACCCATGACCGGATCGTACCGGTCTGCCAACGCCAGCGCCAGCTGCTGCCACTCGATGAGCCGCTGCTGCAGGTCCGCGTTCTCCTGGATTTTCTGGATGATCGAGTCTTTCCCGTCGAAGTCCATCATGTCCAGTGTAGATAGCGCCTGGTCGACCATCTGCGGGTTGAAGAATCCCAGCTGGAAGAACTGCAGTGCCAGCTCGTTCTGCGCCATGGACGTGTACTCACTCGCCTTCTGCGCCGAGACCTCAATGTCGAAGACCGGCTTCCGCAGCCCATCCGGCTGCCCGTTCGCGCCGTAGAGCGTCTGCGGCTGCAAGCCCTGATTGCTGTACTGTACGAACTGCTCTGCCCCGCGCTGCCCGATGATCCGGAACTGCCGCGGCAGATCGTAGAACTGCCGGATCCGCTCAATGACCATCCGGATCATCCGCGCATACGCCCGGTATGCCGACTTCGTAGAATCCTTGCTGCTCCTGCCGGATGCCTCCTGCAAGGCCGCAATGGCCGAGGCTGCCGTCACGCCCGAGTTTGTCGCGCCGTTGTTGACATCCGTGTTTCCCGTCGTCCACTTGAGCTCTTCAATTTTGTTCTGCAAGATCGCAATGTAATTGCTGTTGAGCATGTTCACCTGGATCGGAACCAGACTGTCCTGCCCCAGATTCCCATCCACATGCACAAACGGCTTCGTCCAGTCCGCGAACTCCTGCTCGTTGACCGACCCGTCCGACCGCTTGAACCACCGAGGCGTCGTCGCCATGATCGCGTTCTTTACGATCGCCTGGTTCATCCGGTCGATCTGCTCCTGCGTCGACTTGCCGACGTCGATATAGCCGTATCCCGCTATGCTCCCCTCCACTGGGAACAGCGCGTCGACCACGAACGGGTATTCCCCGTCGTCATACAGCCCCGTCTCGGCCATGGGCCGCCCGGCCGGCTGCTGCACAATGCTCCCGTCCGGCAGCGTCAGCGTGTCATATTTCTGTTCCGTATCGTTCTCCGTCGACTGCAAAACCGTATCGCCCACCAGCTTTGCAAAGTGCAGCACCTGCCGTCCGTTCTGATATTTCTTGTAATACCAGTCCACCACCATTGACTTGTTGTCAAAGTTGATGACGTCGTCCGTGTTGTACTTCTGCTGGATCTGCGGATTGGAGTTGAGCTTTCCCCGCAGCTCCGGGTACTTCTCGACCAGCAGATCGTTGTCCACCATCTCCGTCAGGAAGATGTTCTTCGACTTCTGCAGATCCCGCACGCCCGGCTCCCAGAAAAAAGACAGAATATCCACCGGCTGCACCGAGATATCCCCGAGTCCATTCAGCTTCGAGGAATCCCACTTCACATGCCAGATGAGCGTCCCCTGCTTGAGTTTCGTCCACTGGCTGTCCGAATAGACCTCTTCAAAGTCGTTCTGTTCCAGGATGACCGGCAGCACCGAGGAAAGCTTCGCCGCCTCCTCCCGGTCGTCCGGTTCCCGCGGCCGGATCGCCGGGGCCGGATATGCCGCGATGGCATCCGCGTGCTTGCCCATGATGACGTTGAAGAGCCACGCCGATGTCCACTTGTCGTCCTCCTGGTTCCCCTTCTGGATCCTCTGCCAGCTGCGCATGCGCCACCAGTCCTCCGAAGCAATGACCCGCGCCTCCAGCGCACTCTTGCCCTGCCGGTATTTCTGCAGCGTGTCCATGGCCTTTCTGGCCTGCTCTTCGCCGATGGACTTCCGCGTCGTCAGCCCGCTCGCCGTGTCATTCTGCATTCTCGGCTGCATCTGCTCTGCCTGCATCCTCTGTGTCCTCCTTCCGCATATCTGCTGCCGTCAGCAGCTCGACCTCATGCCGGATTCCGTCCAGCACAAGCCCCACCACGACCGGCGGCAGCCCCGCCCGGTTGATGTCCATGATCAGCCGCTCCCGCAGCTGCACGATTGCCTTTGTGATGTTCATTTCAATCTCCTTCCGCCGCTATGGCCGCATTGCCTGAATCAGCTTGTTTACTCCGGCCTTCATGTTCAGCAGTATCCGTGCATAAATCGGGGCTCCTTTTTTGATGCTGTCATGCTTAACCCCATCATACATTGCTTGCCTCGCATCTTCATCGACATATAGCAGCCCTCCCCCTATCCCATTAAACGCCTGGCTGACAATGCTTGCCGTTATAGTATCCCCAGGCACAATTTTAGGAACAGTATCAGCCCGCACCCCTGTCAGCTCGCTCATAGCGATCAGCTTTTGATACAAGTCATTCATCGCAGCTGCGGTCAGATTCGACACATGCTGCCCAGCCTTGATTTTTTCATCATCATTGTCTGTCCACGCAAAATCTGAAACTTGAACGCGACGGACAAAGTAAAATCTTATCACGGAGCCGCCTTGTTGTATCCGGTTTAAATTGATGCTTTCGCCCTTGATCCAGCGATCCATCTGCCCTGCGCCTCTGCATATCATAAAAACATATGCCTTCCCATATGTTTTGTAGGCAAGCGTATCTGTGACCGCAATTTCTGTCCCCTCAATTTCTTCGGTCAACGTCGCCACCAGCGTTCCACCATTGTCGGTATAGCAGTTTTCCGTATATGTTGCCATATCGTTACCCAAATACCGGTGTTGCGGTGCTGATCCCTTCGATAGACTTCGCCTTGAAAATGATCTTCCCGTCCGCAAGCAGCTGGATCCACGCGCTTTGGTCATTGTTCTGCAGATACACGGAGCCCTCTGTCGACTTGATGCGTACCGCAGGGCTGGACAGTTCCACGGCGTAATCCGCGGACGACGAGCCCGTAAAGTTCAGGCTGCCTGCCTCCGTGCTGATCTTGCCATCGGAAAAATCCGTGCCCGCGATCTCCAGCCCAACAGTCACAAGCCCTTCAGTAATGATCTCGATCTCATCCATGATCTGCTTGAGCTTCGTCTGGATGCTCGTACCGTCGAGCTTCAGATCCGTTGCGTTGATCGTTCCGCCGATCTCAGCCCCCGTGCACGTCAGCTTGCCGTTCGCGTCGACCTTGAATTTGTCCTTGATGGAAAGCCCGCTCGTGCCGAAGTACATGCTTGCGCTGCCCCCAAATTCGTTGGCCTTGCGGAAAATGCTGCTTTCCGAGATCGTCCACGGGCCGAACGTCGAGTCGGCTGCTGCCGTGATCTTCCCCGACAGCACCGCCCCCGCCGCCTCCAGCGTCCCAGATGGGAAATGCAGCTTCTTGTCGCTTAAATACGCGACCTCCTTCCCGTCCTGCCAGAAGCTCACCCGGTTCGGCGTCACCGTCACCAGCTCGTTCTTCGTCTGGTCGATGACCCGTTCGCCGCCGTCCGTCACCGTCGTCTCGATGTTCCCCACGCCCACGCCGTACACCGGCGTCACGTCGTTGTAATACAGCAGCCCCGTCTTGATATACTGCTGCGCATTCACGGAAAACGCGTTGTTCACGCCCGCCGTGTAATCATACAGCTGTTTGATCCCGACGGAATTGCCCTCGATCGTCAGCTGCGTCTTTTCGAGATACTTTCCGAAGTCCGAGATGGCCACATAGCTGCCGGACAGCTTCGTCGACCACGTCTCCGAATTCGCCGCCGCGAAGTCCGCCGTCTTGATGATGAGAGACTTTAAAGCCGCGTATCCCGAAAGCGTTGTCTTCTTCTCCGCCTCCGGCAGGCTGTCCGCGTCGATTGCCTGCGCGATCTCCGTCAGCGTCGCCTTCGCCGACCAGTCCGCCAGATTCAGTTGCTCCGTCACGCTGCACAGATACCGCCGCATGCTCTCCAGCTGCTCCTGCGTCGTCTTCCCCGCGATCGACGGGTATGCAAGTGTCAGACTACCCATGTTGCACCTCCCGTCTTACGCATCGCTTCCTGCCTCCAGGACTCGCGCCAGACTGAACAGCTTCATCTCGCCCTTCCCTGTCAGCCGGAACTTCAGATGGTCGCACCGCGCGGGCCGGATCGGCAGCAGGAAGGTACGCAGCCCCCGGCCTTCAATGTGCCCGCAGTGCCGCCACACGCCGTCTGAATCATACTGCACCCAGAAATCGACGCTCGACCCCTTCGGCAGCTGCATGCGCAGATTGATGCGCGAGACGTATTTCTTCCCGACGAGTCCATACGTCATGATCCCCGTTTCCGCCATCCAGCCTACCGGGCCTTCCAGCATCCCGACGCTGCCGTATACGGTTTTGAGCGTCCCGTCCTCAAGGAAATACAGTTCATCGTCCACCCGCGCAAAGTCCTCTGTGTGGGTGCTGTCCTCCTTGTGCCACAGGCCCTTTCGCGTGTCGTAGACGAACAGCGTCCAGTTGTGCGCCGCATCCTCCATGCTGATGAAGTATTTCCCGCGCACCCCGCCCGCGACGGCATTGTAATACAACTTTGTCCCGAAGCAGTTTCCGATTTCGCTCGGCAGACTCCCGTCGTACACGCAAACGCCCATCCGCGATTTGTAATACAGCCGGTCATCCACCACGACCAGGCTCTTGCTCGACCCATTCTGCACACCCGCGCATTTCTGCACGACCACCTGATGTGCCCCCGTCGCCGACGGATACACCCGATGGAAGCAGTCTTCCTTGAAGAAAATCGGACTGTCGGCCAGCGTCGCCGCGCCTGTCCACTTTCCGTCCGTGCCGCAGCTCGCGCGCCATGAATCCGTCGACACGCCCTGGTAGCACTCCCAGTTCTTAAAATCGCCCAGCTTGC